TTGTTCATCATTACATTTTATTAGTATCTCATATCTGTCAAATTCTTTTTCACTTAAATCTTTTCTTTCTGTTTCTTCTTCATCATCAAATTTAATATCAAATCCAAAATCTTCCATATCTATATTGATGATATTTTCTAACTCTTCCAATAACATTTCTGTATCAAAACTACTATTCATTGTAAGTTTGTTATGAACTAAAGTATATGCTTTTCTTTGTTCATCTGTTAAATTATCTAATCTAATAATTGGTATTTTTCCGGATCCTAACTCTTTTAATGCTTCGTATCTTCCGTGACCTTCTACTATCTCGTTGTTCCAAACTGCTATAGGGTCATTATTACCAAACTCTTGAATAGACTTTTTAATTTGTTCTATTTGTTCTCTTGGATGTTCTTTTGCGTTACCTTCATAAGGTTTAATACTATCAATATCTACATATTCTATTTTAAGTTCTTGCATTATATTATTTCTACCTCCACAAACTCTTTATCATCTTTTATTGCTATATGTGTTATTTCTTTTATGTGTTTTATATCATCATTCTCTAATATACCTACATTTTGCATACAATCTAATAAACTTTTTACAGACTTATTATCTAAATCACAATTTAATCTCTTTACGTGCCATTTAAAGACTATTTTGATAGGATATTTGTCTATCTTTGGTATATTTTCTAGGAACTTTGAAATCTCTTTCATTTCGGCTTTTTTGTAGCTATTAGCACTATATCTATTATACCTGTTTCTATTTATAATAGTATTCCAATTGTCTAATTTTAAATCAACTACAAATTTCATCATAATATTTTTTCCTTCTATTAATTTTTTGTAATTTTGTTCTGTATTTTTTCATTAATTCAAATATACTTTCTTCCCATCCGTTTAAATATTCCCACATCAAATCTTTAATATCTTCCGTTTCAAAACACAATGAATAAACGTACATTTTATATTCATACTTTTCATCAACAGACAATTCATCATATAGTTCTTTATATCTTTCTTTTTCTTTACAAAATTCTATAAAACTATAAAATCTCATTTCTTTTTTTATCATAAATACTCCATATAACAAAAAAAGGAATAGTTAAAACTACCCCTCCTAAATCCATTATACTATACCTGCTTGTATATTTCAAATATTATATCTTTTAAATCTTCTTTATTAATTAATGTTTGGTATTTTTCTTTGCAAGTATCAAAATCTTTTTTTGCTTTGTCTATTAATTGTTGATACTCTTCATCATTTTCTAAAACATCTTTAATATTCTTAAATACTTTTTCTTCTGTATCTGATGATTTAATGTTTACATATACTCTTTGTTGTACTTTTGGCTCTTCGGATATTTCTAAAGTTATACTACATAATACTTGGTTTGCTTGAGTTAATCTATATTTCCTACCTGCTTCTTTATCATCCCATTCAAAACATTTATATAGTTCACTATCTTTATGTCTTTCTGCATAATCAAGTAAATTTTCTTTTGTTAATTCTCCATTTCTTTCAATTATTTCTAATTCTTCTCCTACTTTATTTGCATCTGCTTTACTATTAAAAAAGTTTGTTTTCCAACTATATTTTTTCATTTACATTCCTCCTTTCTCCTGCCTTAACAAAACCCACCGGAACCGAACTCAACAAATTTTAACGTACCCCTCCGTACCTGCAAAACCACACCTTAATCTAACGTAATGTAACGAAACATAACGGAGCATACCCGACCTGCCTTGACTTGACACAACTCATCCCAACGCAACATATCGTGACGGAACTAACCTGCCACACCTTGACCTAACTCAACGGACCTATACTTAACTTAACGCAACAGACCTGCCTAAACGCAACGAACTAAAACGAACCTATCCGTACCCAATCGGAACACACCTGACCTGCCATAACGAACTATAACTAATCAGAACTAAACATATCTTACCGTACCTATTTTATACTCTTTATAAGTATAAATCTACCAACATACATCATATAAAATAGAAAACTTTACTTTCAAATATACAAGAGAAAGTATAAAGAAGATTTAATAATGAATATAAACATATTTATTCATAAGGTAACTACGGAAAACCTATAATGTGTGTATTGTAGTAGTATATGTTGGTAGATTTACACCTATAAAGGTGTAATGATATATACACTAGGAATTTATTGAAAGGTTAATGTATTATCCCATAAAACAAAACTTTTAAGTTTTAATTATTAAGCGTATATATTTTTCAAAGAACATTTCTCAATAAGTGCCTATTATAAGCACCATACCAATAGTATATAAAAATATTACATAAACGGACTACTCAAAACATTTAATGGAAAATCTTTGGTTTTGTAAACTCTTAAACATAAACCAATAAAAAGATATAAGAGTTTAGACATATACTATTGGTATGCTACCTATAAAGATAGCATTATGTTTGGTATTTCATAGCATTTTGTTTATGCTACGGTATGTTAGGTAGCACTCATTACAAGTGCTGTAATAACGATATATTAGTGTTTGTACTCTCTTACAAGTAGTCTACCCAACTTACTTTACACTTCCATTTTCCTAACTTAACATATCATTATTACACCACCTATAAAGGTAGTGTTTTGTTATTTTACTTCTACTTCATAAGAACCAAAGTTCCCACCTTTTTCAGTTCTCATTTCTCCTAACCCACAACTAAATCCACCATAGTTGATAAAATTAATTATTTGTTCTAAAGAATAAGCATTTTCATTATATCTCATTTTAAATGTTATACTCCAGTCTTTAAACTCTGGTCTAAATCTTACATCTGTTCCCCCGTGGGCTATTCTTACCCAGTCTTGTCTCATTGATAGTTCTCCATATTTAATTTCTAACATTTCATCTGGTATAAAGAATGCTCCTTGTACACTTACTTTGTCAGGTGTTAATTTGTTTCTGTAAGCACCACTTACTGCACCTGCTTTAATCCCAGTAGCAGGGAAACCAAATCTGGCACCTTCTTTTAATGCTTTATCAAATGCCTCTTCTGTAAATTCTTCTGGTATTGGTGTTATCCAATATAATGCTCTCATAAAATCTTCCATTGGATTTCTTGGTTCTTTTTCTTTTGCTTTTTTCATTTGAGCATCTAATATTTGTTGTTGACATTTTTCACTAAATTTATTAACTACTAATGGTGATACTCCTTTGATTGTTATTTCAACTTCTTTTATTTGTATTGGTTTTAATACAACACTTTCATTTTTTTCTGTTTCTTTCTTTTTCATTTTCCAACTTTCTCCTTACATTTTTAAATTTTAAATAAAAAAGCAAACTCTTTACTACCATCTCTCTTATAAAGAATTTGCATAAACATTATGTAAATTCTTGTTACCATCTCTCTCACTAAAAATTTACAACTATTATACTAACATATTATTTTTTTTATGTCAAGAATTATTTAACTAATCTAAATAGTTCTTACCATACCTTTTAATAAAATCTTCTATTGATTTATTATAATAATTCATCCAAGTTATTTGTGCCGTTTTCTTAATAATATTATTAAGTTCTTTATTAAAATGGACTCCATCTTTACTCATATTGTGCATTTTAGGTGTTAAGAATACTACTAATCCATCTTCAATAGACTTTTGCCTATTTCTTACTCCAAAAAATGCTTCGTGTCTAACTAACCCATAATATCTTTCATTCCTCCAAATAGGTGGATTGTCTGGCATTATACAAAATTCTTCTTTACTCATTATTCCACAACCTTTTAAGTCTTTCTATTTCTTCTGGAGTTCTGACATCTATATCTAACTCTTTTGCAGTTTCAACAACACCATCTATAAAGATTGACATCTCGAGTGTATCATATTCTGATGTCCCTTTATATACTTTGTAGTGAGTAAACTCTTTATCATTTAATGTAGTAGTTCCTACTTGCTCATAATATTTAAAATATCCTGAAACATCAATAGAAGAAAGTACACTCACTATCTCTGATTGACCATAATCTTTCAACATTTGTAAATATACTTCTTCTTTTGACTTTCTTAATACATTCCCTATTTCTGTAATTAATTTCCAAGCATAGTTATTAGCGTTTAAACTACGTTTTTCTTTATACTCTTTTATTTCAAATAGTTTATCTTTATCTTGTAAAAATAACCATTGTTTTATTTCACTTGAATTACCTATCATATTAAAATGGTAGTTCCTCTTCATCTACCTCTATTGGTGTTTCAAATAAATCTGTTTTAGTTTTTTCTCTTGGTGTTAATATAGTAATACTATCTGCCACTACATAACTTCTTGTATGATAATCTCCTTTATCATCTTTCCAGTTGTCTACTCTTAACTTCCCATTGATTTCAATCTTATTACCTTTTTTAGCATAATTACTTATATATTCTGCTTTTTGTTCAAAGACTACTATATCTATAAAATCACTTTCATATTCTCCGTCTTTATTTTTATTGCCTTTTTGTACTGCTATAGTGTTTTCTACATACCTCTTATTATTCTTTGTATATTTTAATTCTATGTCTTTACATAGATTACCTGTTAAACAGATAATATTCATAATATACCTCCTATTTATCTGATTTCTTTTCTGATAGTTTTCTCAATTTATTCATTAATTTATCTAAATGGTCTAATTGTTCTTTTGTTGACAGATTGTTAAATTTTTCAACATCAAAGTCATCATTTGTAATTTCTTCATCATCATCTTCATCATCTTTAAAACTTTCTTCAATAATGGCTTTAAACATTTTCTCCCATACTTCTTTATCTGGTATTCTATCTACTGCTAAATGGTTTAAACACACTCCTATAGTTTCTAATATATCAACACCTCTGCCTAAACTAGCAACACCTCTATCTGTCATAACTACTATACCTTTTTCTGCTTTTGTAATTAAATCTCCAACATTATGACTAAATTCCATTTTTTCATCATCTGATAATTTTTTATCAGTTAATTCATTAATCATTTCTAAAATTTCTTTCATTTCGTTCTTTTCCATATTATTTTACCTCTTCTTTCTTTGGTCTCCCTCTTCTTCTTTTTTCTTGACTTCCGGATCCTGAACTTTCATTTTTTTCTTCTTCTTTTACTTTTGCTATTTCTAATATTTCTTCTTTAACTTCTTCTTCTAGTTGATTTAATATATTGTTTAATCTAATATTCATTTTATTAAATTGAAAATCTCTTTTTAATTCACTTATAAATATTTTAAGATTAGTAGCTATTACTACTACTAATGCTACTATCATTAATTTATCTATCATAATTATTCTCCAATCTTTATACCTTGTTTTTCTAGGTTTTCTATTATTTTTTCAATACTAACTTTATAATCTTGTTGAACACTCCACACTATAAAGTCTGCTTTTAACTCTTTATCAATTATTTTTTTTATTTCTTCATTATTTGTAATTGGAGTCCCATATCCTGCTCTCGTTGGTTCTCCTTTGCAATCAATACATTCTATCCATTTAAAATTTATTCTTCTATGAAAACTTGGATGTGCTAATAAGAATGCCATCTTTTCTCTATTTATAGGTTCTTTATCAGTCTTTACTCTTGCTAATAAAATTCCTTTGTCATAATGGTCATAACTTACCATTGAGTAAACATTACATCTATATCCAGCTTTTTCTAATAAGTCTATAACTATGTAATAATATGAACCTGCTTTCTCTATGTCACTTGTACTTACACCACAACTTACAGAAGCATTGACTACTATATTTATTATCTTTTGTGATACTCTGTTTGGAATGCTAGTAATCATATCTGTAGGTATTCCTGATAAATAATTAGGAACATTAACTTGATAGCCAACAACACTATTATAAGTTGTATTTCTCTTTATCGCATTTCCTAATAACTTATTTATATCTAAATTTTTTGCCTTTTCATTTATTCTCTTACACAATTCTTTATCTCCGTGTATCATCAAATCGTATGCTTCTTCTAAAGAATGTGTACCAGTAAAACTCATCCCTTTTTCTTCACTACTATCTTCTGCACCAGGTCTTCTCTTTCTGTCTTTTAAATTATTATACAATTCACTTACATTACTAAAACATTCTAATATGTAATTATCTCTTTTTGACCTATACATAACTAATCACACAACTTTCTAAAACTATCATACCAACTATTTCTGATACTCAATCTTCCTATTATTGTGTTTAAATCATCTCTTTGCATATTCTTTATAATTGTAGTTCTTAATATTGTTTCTTTATCAATACCAATTTCTAACATCTTTGTAGAATTGATTAATGCTCTCATTGATACAATATATCTTAATCCACTTTCATTTATTGATTTTCTTAAATCTCTAATAAATTCAAATAAATCGTTATCGTATGCTAATTGTTTTTCAACATCTTCATCATAATCAAATTCTAATACTACAAATCTATCTAATGTTGCTCCGTCTAATACATTACGACCTACATATATCATATCTGCACCAGTTCCATAAGTATTACCTGCACACACTACTCTAAAATCTTTATGACATTCTACTCTACCTATTGGAAAGTCAAAGTATCCATTTGCTATTGCACCATTTAGAATAATTAATGCTTCTGGACAACTTGCGTCTATTTCATCTAGGAAAAACATTCCACCTTTTGTAAATGCTTTATAAAATTCAGTTTCGTGATATTTCCCATTTGCGTCTATAAATCCAGTTAATTTAAAGTCTTGATTTATTGCATTTGTTGTATAGAATGTTAAATCTAATGCTTTTGATACTTGTTCAAGAGTATGGTTCTTACCAGCTCCAGCTCCTCCAACTAACATTAATGGGATATTTTTTTGAACTATTCTACATATATTATCAAACTCTTTATGAAATATACCAGTTATCTCTTTCTTCTTTGTTCCTGTGTCTATAATTAACTTTTTGGGTACACATCCATAAGTTTCTTGAATATAATCATCTAATTCTGTTTTTAATCTCTTTTTTAAATCATCAATAGCTAAATCTTTACCCTTATCAATAATTGCTTCAATCATTGCTTGTTTAAAAGGGTCTTGTTTATTCATATCTTCAATTTTTAAACTTAATTGATGTACGTTCCTTGCTAATTCTTTTGTACTATCTACTCCATATTCTTCTTTTATTTTCCTTAACTCTTCTATTATTTCTTCAACTTGTCTATCATCTTTTGGTTTTTTATATTCTTCTTCATTTATTTTTTCTAAATACTTTGACATTTGATATTCTGTTCTATTAAAATACCAACAATGTCCATCTTTACCTCTACCACCTGCGTTGTGTCCACCAATTTCTTCATCAAATTCTATAGCAAAGTCTATTGGACTTATATCTATTATTTTTCCAGTTGCATTTTCTTTTGCATAAAACTTAATAGTCTTTTTAAATTTAATTCTATCTCCTACTTTAAATTCTACTATAGTATCTTTACCATCTTTTAATGCTTTTTTTATACTATCTGCAGTAAACATTTCATCTGCCCATTCCCATTCGTTTTCCTCAACGGAATACCTACCATGTCCAACATCTTTAATAGTCAATGTTTTATTTCGATACATTTTCATTTCATCATTAAAATAAAGACCACCATATTCTTTTCTTTCTTGTAATCTAGGTCTTACAACAACCTTATCTCCAACTTTTAATTTCATAATTTTATTCTCCTAACATTTTTTCAATTTCGTTTATTTCTTTTCTTTCTATTTCTACTAATTTACCTGAATTGTTTTTAGGTAACCATATACAATATAGTTTATCAAACTTTTTTCCTATTGCCAGTTCATATAAACTTAATTGCCACGACAAATATTCTTTGTCTAATTTTGCAGTTGTTTTAATATCTACTAAAGATAATTCTCCATTTACTTTAGCAATCATATCATATCTACCTGCATATAAATTTTTATAATGAACTATCTCTTCTTGACTTACAACTTCTATATTATTGTTTGTTCTTAATTCAAGATACTCATCATAAGCTATTGCCATACTCACACTATCAATATCAATTACAATTTCATCATCTAATCCAGTTTCTCTTCCCTTTTCTATTCTTTCTATCATTGAGTGTACTTTACTACCATAATTTGCTTTTCTCTCTAATATTTCTTTTGGTATTCCTTTATACTTATCTGGAAATACTTTTTCTAGTAATTGAGTAACACTAGGAATTATTACTCCATCTAATAAGTATAAATGTGCTTCATCAATATACTCAATCATACATCTATTGAAATTGTCACACTAGATTTAACATTACTTGTTTTTGAGTATTCTTCTGCAATGTCTGGTAGTTCTTTTTTTAATCTTGTACTATCAATAGTCGTTCTTGTACTTGGACCTTTGTAAATTATTTCAATACCATCTGTTTTCCAACTTGTTACATTGTACTTTTCCATAGCTTGAATTAACTCTTCTCTTAATTTTTTTTCTTTAATTTCAAATTTGATTTTCTCTTCTTGATATTTTTTCATCATTGAAATCATATTTCTTGATATTTCTAATTCTTTAGTTTCTTCATTGTACTTTACTAATTCTTCCATCTTATTCTCCAAACTTTTTAATAATATCACTTGCTTCTTGAACTGATAATTCATCAATTTTTTTCTTACCTAAAGTTGCTAGTATGTTTTTTAATGAACTTAAATCAGTTGAATATTTTGTTTTAATTAAGTCTAGTTGTTTATCAGTTGCTTTAATAAACTTAACTGGTGTTTCTTCTTTTGGTTCTTCTTCTTGCTTAATAAATTCTTCTGCTTCACTATCACTATAGACACCACTATATGCAAGTTTACTATTCTTTAAGATTACTCTGTCCATACACCTTTTAAGTGCCATTGCGTATGGGTAATCGTTAGTACAATTTTTTGAACTTACTTCTCCAATTTCAAATATCATTTGGTGGTCAATACCATCTACATCATAACCAGTTAGTCTTGAACTATCATATTCAAAGATTAAACTATCATTGTAGTTTTCAGTAAAACAACCATTTTCGCCTTTGTGTTTGTAATAGTAATTTACACACTTTGGATTGAATTTTAATTCTTCTGGTAAGACATCATTAATCTTTAAACATCCATTGTGAGAAATAATTAACCCTGTGTATGCCATTTTTCCTGTCTTTGTTCTGTTCATTAAAATCCAAAAGTCACTTTCATCTAAAACATCTTTGTATTCTTTACTCTCTAGCATTTTAATAACAGCTTTTTTAGATTGTTCATACTTTGGACTCTTCCATACTGGTAACTCTTTTCCATCTTTTGTACTATATTCTGTTTCTTTTTCTCCAAAATTATAAACTCTGCTCATTCCAAACTCTCCTTTCCAAATTTATTATACTATATTGTTTATCTAAAATAAACATATATTTTAGCTTTTTTTTATCTTTTTTATTAATCTAATAGAATGTTTTATTAGTTCTTTTTTTGTAATTACAATTTTATCATCATAACCTTGTTCTTTGTCTTTCACATCTTGCATTATAAGTAGTTTTGTTAGTTCTTCTATTGCTTCTGATTTTTGCATATTAATTCTTTCTTAAATGGGATGTATTTAAAAATAATCTTCTCTAATTTAGTGCTATCATATTGACTTAACATTTCATAATCTACATCTTCTCCTTTTTCTTTCAGAATTTTAACTAATGTAGTTACCATTAAACATCTGTCATAGTGTTTATCATAGTTATCTAAACTCATCTCTTTTTCACATAAATTACATCTCACTTTGTCTTTATATCTGTCTACTACTCTTATTTCTTCTTTACTCATTTAGTAACCTACTTTCTGATGATGTTAATTGTAAATCAATTATACCTTTGTCTTTTAAACTATTATATTCTTCAACAAACTCTTTTTTATTCCACACTTGTTCTTCTTTTGTAGCACTACAAATTCTTAAATAACCAATATATCCAACTATTTTTGCTGTAAATGGTTTTAAACTCTTTAATGCTTCTTGTTCTCTGTAAGAACCATATTGTCTAACAGCATTTAATACTTCTTGCCATTCATCTTCTGCACTAGATACATCTGTTGTTTTCATTTTTGCTATTTGTTCTTTTATATCTGATACACTTGGAAAAAATTTGTTAGTAAATCTTATATTTTGAATTGCTTTGTTAAATTCTTCTTTAGTTGTATCTTTAAAATCGTTATACCAAATTTCTATCATAAGTCTGTACTCATCATCTTTAAAATCCTTTAATGAATTAGGATATGTTATTTTAAGTAATGTAATTGTGTCTATTATATCTTTTTTAGTTATCATACTTATCTCTCTCACATTTCATAATATCTAAAAAACTATTACCTTTAGGTTCTTTCTTTTGATTAAACCAATTTTCTCTAATAGATTTTCTTATTACTAAATTAAAGTTCTTGTATTTATTTTTATTATCATTACTTTCTACATACTCATCCAATAATTCTATTTGTTTTTTAATAAAATCTTCTCCAAACTCATTAACTAATTTCAAATACTCATCTGATGTTAATAATATTCTTCCATAAGTACCATACTTTTCTTTTATATATTTTCTTTTATTATTTAGTTTTTTATTATTTAGTATTTTATTATTAGTATATTTATTAAGGGTATGATTTTCTACCCCTAGAAATTCTACCCCTAGAAATTCTACCCCTAGTTTTTCTACCCCTAGAAATTCAATGTCAGTTTTATCAACTGGTTTTTCATATATGTCATAAATATATTCAATTCTTCCTGTGTCTGTTTCATTTGCCATCAACTTAATAACTCTTAAATATCCAAACTCTTTTAACTCTTTTAATCCCGTTTCTACAGAACATTCGTTATCTTTGCTTAATTTTGCTAAACCTTTTATTGAATAATCCCAGTCTTCTGGTAAAGATAACATCAAACTTAATAATCCTTTTGCTTTTAATGACATATTTTTTTCTTTTAAATGATAATTACTCATTATCGTATATTCTTTACTTTTGTTTACTCTAAATATTGACATTGTTTAACCTCCACTATACTAAATCAAAATAATCAGATATTTCTGCATTACTATTAACTGCTTTTGTAATACAATATGCTAAAATTTTTGAACAAGACTTTTTTCTATTCATAACTAACGATAAATACGAGTTTGTTATTCCAACTTTTTCTGCAAGTCTATTACACTTAAATTTTTCTTTGATTTTATCTGACTTATCTTCTTTCATCAAATAACTCATTCTTAATCCTCCTTTCTTAATTTTATTATAATATATTTTTATATTATTAAAAAGATTTTTTTAAATAAAAAAAGTAGTTTTTCACTACTCTTTATCTTCCTCTATTTTGTCTTCTTTTGTATTCTGCATTTTTTAATGCCTTGACATCATCTTCATACGTTTCTGGTGTAAGTAAGTTATATAGTAATATCATTAATTCAGCTCTATCTTGAACTGGTATCTTTTGACCATTCTTATCTAATCCAGTAATTATAATTTCTTTTGCTAATAATAAACTTTCTTTAGTCATTACTTTTTATACTCCTTTATTTTAGTAATTATTTCAAATAATTCTTCTAATGATACGTATCCTATAACATCATCATCTGAATTTAATATTTTTTTAGTGCAAAACTTACCTTTTTTATCTAATATAGCTATTTCTACATTTTTACTTTCAAAATATGGTAAAAGTGTGTCTACTTTTAAATAATTTTCATAATTATCTGTGTAAGTTCCGGATCCATTTACTATACTCAAAACTAATCCATTATCAAAATCAACCCATATATGTCCTTTTCCTATTCTTATTTTCATTTTATTTCCTCCATTAAAATATTTGATTTTTTTCCATTTGCGTCAACATACATAACTTTATTTTCATCACAATTAATTGCGTCAATACTATAACTAACTAATTCATCTATAATCATTTTTAAATCATCTGCTTTACTATATCCGTCATAGTCAAATCCTATATCATAAATTAATTGACAATATTTGTTTTTAATTTTTATTTGTTTTTTTAATTTTTCTATTTCTTTATCTTTTTCCTCTAATTGTTTTTCTAAACTTTTTTTGTACTTCTTATATTGTTTTGGTGTTGCAATTATCTTTACTTCATCTATTTCTCCTATCACTTTTTATCACTTCCTTTTAGTATATCTAATAATTTCTTGCAATCATCATATCTTAAATCATCACAAAAATATCCAACATCTTCATCTATACAAGCATTTTCTTTTAAAAAGTCTATTGCTTTTTCTATTCTATTATTTAGTCTTTCTATTTCTTCTTCTTGTGTTTCCACTTTTATCTCATCTTCTAATATATCTTCAAAAAACCAAAATATTTGTTCTCTATTTTTTTTATCACAATTTTTAAATGCTAATTCTTTTAACCAATTATATATTTCTTGATGTTCCATTATTCTTTATCACTTCCTAAATTTATCTTTTATAATTCTTTTTATTCTTTCTTTATTTGCTATTCTTAACATTTTTCTTGTTTGTTGTATATTTCTACCATTATTAAAATCTATATTTGAATAAAATTTGCCGTTTCTATATATTTCTATAAAACCAATTTCTCCTATTTCTGTTAAATTCTCATAATAAAAATCTATTACCACAGGAAACCCTTTACATTTATCTGTACCATATTTCATTCTTTATCAACTCCTTTTAATATTCCAAACAACTCATTACAATCTTTATCTAGTTGCTCATATCCACTACTTAAATGATAACCTAAAACTTGGTCTACAAAGTGCATAGCTTTAATTGTTCTTTCTTCCATTTCATTTGCATATTTTAGTGCAACTTGATAGTGTTCTATACATTCTTTTTCTCTTGCTTTTAATCTTTCTATTTCTTTCTTTTGTTCTTGAACTTCATATTCTAAATGAACACATCTTATATCTCTTAATCTGTATTGGTTATTTAAACTATTATTGCGTTCTTTTAGGTCTTTAATTACTTTATCTTTATTCATCATCTTTACTCCTTAACTTATCCACTTTATCTAACAACTTGTCACATATACTTACCCCATACATATCTAAAACTAAAGATTGCTTTCTTAACCATTTAATTTCTTTTTCTATTTCATCTAAAATATCATTCAATCTATCAATCTCTAGTTCTTGTTGTTTTAGCTTTTTCGCAGTTCTTAAACTCAACACTTCATAATTCATTATTTATTCACTCCTTCGCAGGGTTTTTCTTCTTCTTGAACATTTACACTATTTTCTTCTTTTTGCTCGTTATATGACATTTCTGATAGTTTATCGACTTTCCTAGCTTGTTTCATCATCTTTGATTTTGCAAGAGCAACTATCTCTTCATCTTGTTTTGATAATATTGCCCATTTATATTCAAATTCTAAATCGTTTAATTTTTCTAATTCTTTTTCAAATTGTTCTTTCACTCTCATCTACTTCTTTCATCATTTATTGTTAATAAAAAAATTATAATAATTATTAATATCAGTCCCATAACATCACTATATAACTTTTTACTAATTCAAGCATATTATAATATATTATTTATCTATTTTCAATATGTGTTTATATAAAATAAATTATAATATAAAAAAACACACCATATTCCAGGTGTATTTTGTGGAGTAAAATGCGAACAATGTCACATTGGAAACAATCTTATAAAAAAGTAAATCATAGAAAGTTGGAATAAACTAGACTTATTTCAAGATTGCTCTCCAATTCCATATTAGCATTATATCAATATCTTGTCAATTACTATTATTCTACTTCTTCTAATGGTGTTGAACTTAACCAATAATCTTTACCATCTATAGTAATCAACGCTGTATTTTCTTCTATATTTATGTCTTTAACTTCATAAATTCCAGTTAAAATAACGTGACTACCTTTATGTAAAATTTGGTCTACTACTTCTCCTGCTGGAACTTGGTCTGTAGTTCTCCAATTACCACCATATCCATCAATGATATTTGTATTATCTACAAAGTAACAATCATCTGTGTCATATTCATTATTAAATTGATAAATACCATATCCATTTTTATACCAACTTGTATCTGCTGATTGGGATATTTCAATATGACAATGGACTCCAGTACATACGTTAGTTGGTTTATCTCCCATATTATCTAATTGCATACCTTGTTCTACTATTTGACCAACGTAACAATCTTGACTATTACTATGACATATCATAAATGTTGCGTAATCAATCCTACCATTTGCGAAACGAACTTTGTTCAAAGATTGCCACATTGATTGACCATAATCTGGATATACTCTTATACACTTACAATCGCAAGGTGCATAATAAGGGTATCTAACACCTTTTTCTATTCCTCTTACATCATTTGCCATAGTACCTAAATGTGAACCCATATTTGAACCTTGTGTAATACACATATCAGTAAATGGACATAAAAAATCTTGTATTCCATTTCTTACTGACTTTTGACCTTTATACATTATTATCATCTCCTTTATTTTTATCTTTTTTAGCAAAATAGAAAGTAAATACCATAGTTGCAATTACCATAAATTGCTCTGTCCCTATTTTATCTACAACAAATCCATATAAAAGACCTATTGTTATTAATATTGTTACTATATTTTTAAAATCAATTAATTTCTTTAATTCTTTCATATTTACCTCTTAACTATTTTTATAAGTAAAGTATAAATTAACATAAGCACCTGTAGATTGATAATTTTGTGTACTACAATTTACTCCTATTCTGTCATATTGTCCATTATAATAACAATAAACATAACCACCATTATAATTAGGGTTTTGGACAGAAAATGTATTACCATTTGTTGTACTTACTATTGTTCCCTCAATTTTTATTATATTAATTTGGCTTAATTGTAAGCCACTAGAAACCCAATATGCTGGGTTTTGTTGAACAGGTGTAGGTATGTAATATCTTTTTACATATTCTTCGTGTCCATCTATTATTCTTCCTGTTTTTACTGCACTACCATCTGTTGTTATACTTACTTTTGTTACAACACTTGCACCATTATTTCCATCAGTATCTGCAACTATAATATCTCCGTTTACTTGTAAATCGTGTTCTCCTAAATCCATTGTTGGAATACCTTTATTTACATCTAAACTATTACTTGCACTTGTAAATATATCACTAATTCTAATTCCAAAAGTTCCTTTACTTGTATATACTAAAGCATTTGTTAATTCATAATTTGTTATTGTTAATTTGTTATTTGTTGTATCTATAGAATATTCCGTACTCGGTATAGTAGTATAACTACCATCATTTAATTTCCATTCAACAACTGGTGTGTTTGTTACTTCTGTTGTTTCAAAATATGTACTATCTAAATTAACTATAATGTTTGAACTTGTAGGGTTGTATCTTTCAAAACTAAAATTATTAATTTTAATTGGAATATATGGTATTAATGTTTTGTTTATAGGCGTAGTAACTGAATTACCTCGACTATCTAATACATATATTTGAAAGTTTGAACCTATTGCATTTATTGTTGTTGTATAAGGAGCAGTATCTAAAATATAAGTTCTTGAATTATCACTACTTCTATTTACAATTTCTACTCTTGTTATACTCGCACCTTTATACGCTACTGGTGTTATTGTAGTCGATATTTGTGATACATCTTGAACAATATTATTAGCACTATCTCCAAAAACATTTCTAACATTTTGATTTGTTTCTATCATTGTAGGTGTAAATGTAGGGTTTGCATTAATAATACTCATTGTAGCAGATAAAGTTGAATAATAATTTTGTCCATTAGCAGTAGTTCTTAAAAAGAATATTACATTTAATGTATTACTATTAGGCGTTGCATTTCTTAAAGTGTTTCTTTCTTCATTTGTTAATTCAAAAGTGTATGTTCCATTACTTATATCTATAGTCCTATAAGGAACATTATCAGTTTGTCCTGTTAAAGATATACACGCACTATAAGTAGCATTATTAAAACCACTTGTAGTTGTAAAAGTAATAATTGGGTTTTCTTCATCATTAAAATTTGAAGCAGTAGTAAGTAATGGGTATCTATCAATTTTTGGTAGTGTTAAATTACCACTT